GAGATGCTCCCGGGCGGGATCTCCTACTACGACGGCGCGGCCAACAACGGGATCAAGACCGCGTTCGAGGTGAACCTCAACCTCCAGTACCTCCTGAACGACATCATGGACTGCCGCGAGCGCGTGCGGGGCGCGTTCTACGCGGACCTGTTCCTGATGCTCGCCAACGCCGGCCCGAACACGCGGATGACCGCAACCGAGGTCGCAGAGCGCCACGAGGAGAAGCTCATCATGCTCGGCCCCGTGCTCGAGCGCCTGCACAACGAGCTGCTCGCCCCGCTCGTCGACACGACCTTCACCCGCATGGTGCAGGCCGGGATCGTCCCGCCTGCGCCGCAGGAATTGCAGGGAATGGACCTGAACATCGAGTTCGTGTCCATGCTGGCGCAGGCGCAGCGCGCCATCGGAACGAACGCCGTCGACCGCTTCGTCGGGAACCTCGGCGCCATCGCGCAGATGAAGCCCGACATCCTCGACAAGTTCGACCAGGATGAGTGGGCCGACGTGTATGCCGACATGCTCGGCATCGACCCGGCCCTCATCATCGCGGACAAGGACGTCGCGCTCATCCGCCAGGCGCGGGCGCAGGCGATGGCCGCGAAGGAGCAGGCGGCCGTCATGCAGCAGCAGTCGCAGACGGTCAAGAACATGGCGCAGTCGCCGACAGGCGGCGACAACGCCCTCACCGACATCACGAACATGTTCTCGGGGTATGGCTCCCCGAGCGCACTGGAGGTCTGAACATGGCACGGCTCAAGAACCCGAATTCCCCCTGGCTCTACGATAACGTGACCGGAGACATCGTCGGCGTCAAGGACGAGGATGGTGGCGAGAATTATTTCCAGATCATGCGGAACGAGCCGACCTACGCCGGCGCAACTGCCGCCGTGTCAATCGTCGCTCCTGCTGCGACGTTCACTACGTTGAGTTACGAGGACAGCAGCGGCAGCGTGCGTCTGACGAGCGCCGGCATCCATAGCCTGACTAACGCGGTTGCGCAGAACAAGCTCGTTCGCGTCACCTGGGCTGGCGGTACTGGCGTCAACGGCCTGTACACGGTCACCGATGTCAGCGCGGCTACTACGAAGATCACCATCAACTACCCGCACGCTGCTGGCCTCGGCACCCCGACCGTGACGGTTGTCGGCAATGACATCACTATGGTGTCGGCAACCATCCCGGCGAACGCGATCAAGCCCGGCATGGAACTTGAGATTGACGCGCTGTTTGCGATGACGGGAAGCGCCAACAACAAGATCCTCAAGGTCAACATCGGCGATGCCGGATGGTATTCGCAGACGGTTGCCGCATCGAACGTGAGCCTGTCCGTCGATAAGCAGGCGTGGGCGAACAGTGACACGACCCTGGTCTCGAACGCCCTTGCGGCACCCGGACACGGTGCGTCAACTGGCGCGAACGTCACCATGACCCCGACTGGCGGATTCGGGATCGCGCATACGTTCGCCATCACCGGGCAGATTGCGACCGCCAACGAGTTCATCACGCTCGAGGCGTGGAATCTCAAGATCACTAGCACGTGACAGTCCCCGTAACGGCATGACGCGGGGCTACATTCGCGTATGAGCAACAACTACGACCCCCTCGACCTGCGCGGGCAGGAGCGCGACCGAGCCGACAAGGAGCTCAGGGAGCGCCTGGACAGGCAGAACGAGGAGGCCGACGTGAAGTGGCTCATGTCGCAGAAGCGCGGCAGGCGCATGGCCTGGCGCATTCTCGACCACGCGGGTGTGTTCCGATCTACCTTCGCGGCCAACGCCATGCAGATGGCATTCGCGGAAGGGAACCGGAACGGCGGATTGAGGCTCCTCGGCCTCATCCACTCCGCGTGCCCCGAGCAGTACCACGTGATGATGAAGGAACACCAGGATGACGGAACCAACGATGATGGAAACAGCCGCGGCAATCACTGAAGCAGCTGCACCATCGACGGCCCCGGAAAGCGTGGCGGCGACGGCCGACAAGCTCTACGGGAACACGCAGAAGGCTCCCGCGACCCAGGACCGGCAAGCCGCCGATGCGGCCCCTGCCGGAAAGGAACCTGCGCCGGCCGCCGCCGAGGAGGCCAAGGCACCCGCCGAGGCACCCAAGGCGCCGGAAGCCTACGAGTTCAAGGCGCCCGAGGGTCGAGTGTTCGACTCGGAGGTCATGGCCTCGTACTCGCAGGTGGCAAAGGAACTGAACCTGTCGCAGGAGTCCGCGCAGCGCCTTCTCGACGCAGTCGGCCCAAAGATGGCCGAGCGCCAGATGGCGATGATCGAGGCCACACGCAACGGCTGGGCCGACAACTCCAAGTCCGACCGAGAGTTCGGCGGCGAGAAGCTGTCGGAGAACCTGGGCGTTGCAAAGAAGGCGCTCGATGCGTTCGGCACCACCGAACTCCGCACGCTGCTGAACGAAACCGGACTCGGAAACCACCCGGAGCTCATCCGGTTCATGTTCCGAGCCGGAAAGGCGATCAGCGAGGACCGCATGGTCACGGGCGCGGCCACGCAGGCCAAGGCCGGACCACGTTCCTTCGCCGACCTCGCCGAGGCTCTTTACTCAAACACCTAACCCAACAAGGGAACCACAGCAATGGCAACTCTCTCCACTTCCAACCTGACCCTCGCGGATTGGGCCAAGCGCACCGATCCCGAGGGCAACGTGCCCATCATCGCCGAGCTCCTGTCGCAGTCGAACGAGATCCTCGAGGACTGCGTCTTCAAGGAGGGCAACCTCCCGACCGGCGAGCGCGTCGTGATCCGCACCGGCCTGCCCCAGGTCTACTGGCGCGCCCTCAACCAGGGCATCCCGAACAGCAAGTCGACGACCGCCCAGGTCGACGAGGCCTGCGGCATCCTCGAGGCCCGCAGCGAGGTCGACAAGGACCTCGCCATGCTGAACGGCAACACCGCCCAGTTCCGCCTGTCGGAGGACACCGCCTTCCTCGAGGCGATGAACCAGACGATGGCGAGCACGATGTTCTACGGCAACCCGGCGACCGACCCGAAGCAGTTCCTAGGGCTGGCCCCGCGCTACTCGGCGCTGACTGGTTCCAACAACAGCGTGAACATCCTCAACGGCCTCGCCGGCGGCGGCTCGTACTCGGCCACCGCGAACACCTCGGTGTACCTGGTGGTCTGGGGCGACAACACCGTCTACTGCCCCTTCCCCAAGGGCTCGACGGCCGGACTCATGCACGAGGACCTCGGCGAGCAGACCGTCTACAACTCGGACGGCACGCGGCTCCAGGCGTACTCCACGCGCTACCAGTGGAAGAACGGCCTGGTCGTGAAGGACTGGCGCTACGTCGTGCGCATCTGCAACATCAACACGACCGACCTGCTCGCGCAGTCGAACGGCCAGGCGACCACCTCGGCCAGCAACCTCATCCGCCTCATGGCGCGTGGCCTGTACCGCATCCCGAACATGGCGATGGGCCGTGCCGCGTTCTACATGAACCGGACCGTGCACAGCGGCCTGTCGATCATGGCGCTCGACAAGAGCCAGGCGGTCGTGAAGGTCAACGAGGGCCTGTCGCAGTTCGGCACGCCGTACAGCTGGCTGTCGTTCCTCGGCGTCCCCTGCCGTCGCGTCGATTCCATCCTCAACACCGAAGCCCAGGTCAGCTGACCCGCACACTCCTGAAGGGAGACATTCACAATGATTACTGACGTCCTTCTCACCGTGTCCGGGTCCAACACCCCCGGCTCGGCCATCTCGGGCCAGGCCATCACGGCCGACGCCTACAGCACCGACACCATCGACCTCGGCACCGCTCGCGACATCGGCGAGGGCCGCCAGCTCTACATGGTGTTCACCGTGATCACCGCGTTCAACACGCTCACCAGCCTCGACCTCGAGGTGGTGGCGTCGGCGAACGCGAACCTCTCGTCCCACACCGTCCTCGCGGAGACGAACGTCCTGCTCGCCGGCCTGACCGCCGGGAAGCAGTACGTGGTCGCCATCCCGCCGCAGATCGCAAGCCTCGGCCTGCGCTACCTCGGCGCCCGCTACGACGTCAACGGCACTGCACCGACCACGGGAAGCATCCTGGCGCAGATCGTCATGGACATCCAGGACGGCCAGAAGTTCTACGCCAGCGGCTTCACGGTCGCCTGATAGGAGCATCACATGGCGATGGTCAAGGCATTGGTCGACTGCTTCGTGGACAACGGGCTTCGGAAGGCGGGCGAGGAGTTCCGCTACTCCGGCCCTGCTCTCCCCGACGTGATCGAGTTCATGGACGGCGGCCCCGTCCTCGACGCAGCCGAGCCGGAGCGCAAGCTGCGCCCCGGACGGAAGCCCAAGGCCGAAGCCACGCCGAACTGATGCGTGCCTGAGTTCGCGAACAAGGGAGGGGGGCCGTCCACGCCGGCCCCCCTCCTGTCACGAAGGGAGCGAGAATGCCATC